CTCGATCAATTCCAGGGTCGTTTTGCCTGCGCCGCCGGCGGAAACTGTAGCGCTGACATAGCCCTCGATCAGATGCCGCCCGTAGAGCCATTTTCGCGGCTGTACAGAGCGCATAGCGCTTGCCGTGAACTCAGATGCCCGGATAGCTTTATAGCCGTCTGTGGACTCATTTTCGGACTCACAAACCGCTATCAAATCATCTACTGTATTTGCGTCCAAATAGTCGCTGACATCGCCCTTATGTGCGAGGCCTGGCAACTCCACAACCTTGCCGCCCACCTTCGATTGCACCTTTGCCGCATGTCGCCGCCCCGGTTCATCATTGTCGGGTAATATTGTTATAAAATCGCGCCCTGCTAGCACCTCATTCATCGCCGGATACCAGTTACCAGCGCCGCCAGAATTACATGTGGCAAGCAAGCCCTCCGACATTAAGCGATCAACGTCCTTCTCACCTTCGCAGATATACACCGGCTGCTCCAAGTCGGCGGCAAGCAACTCGGGCAGTCTGTAAGGTATTTTTTTAACATCGCCGAGGCCTGGGTTTTTGGCCCCAGGTAAAAAAGGCCTAAACGTTTTTTCACCATTCTGCTCGTATTTCACAATGGTATAAGCCGTCGTTTTGTCTGCATTCAAATATTCGTAACGCCCCACCTCTGTACGAACCGATGGCCGCTTTATATTTAGCGCACCATTTGCAACGGGAGAAGGCGCAGAATCGAATTCTCTTTCAATCCATTTCCGCGCCTCCAAACTAGATTTAACCGAGGGGACATTAGTTATGATTAAATCCAGAACACCGCCGCCTTCGCCAAGCTCATGGTCATGGTAGACCCCTTTTTCGAGATCAATAGACAGCGAACCGTGATTTCCAAAGCGCATTTGGGTGGGATTGGAGTGCGCTTTATTAGGTTCGCCAAGCAGTCTGGTGGCTACTGCCTGCATGAGGTTGGGAAACTCGGACATTTAGAATATTTCATCGTCTGTGGTTGCCGGTGCCGGTGCCGGTGCCGGTGCCGGCTCTTCCGCCGGTTTATCGACAAGGCCAACTACTTTCATTATTGGGACGACAGAAGACCCCATGCCAATTTTGACCGGCTTTTTCTCTGTCACCTCGACGACGACTAGCTTGTTAGCTTCGGCTTTTTTCTCAACCTCAGGCCATACCATTTTGAGCCCGTCTTTTGCGCCTGCACCGATCTCTCGCCACTCGCGCCAGCCGTTCTCCGGTGCTCCACCTTTTTGGCTCACAAACACATTTAACATAAATGCAGTTTTATGATCATCAGATGGGCGCGGGATTGATGTGCCTGCTTCTTGCGACCAGCAAAAATCAGGGGCCTCGCCTTTCGCCAGCTTGCCCCATCCAGTTTGTAAACTTTGGGGGTCGATTGCGAATTTGGTCACATCGCAGGCCTGCCCATCAATTTTAAAAGTTTGCTCGGATGGCTTCCAGGCAAAATACTCGTTACTTGATCCTTGATCCAATACGTCTAGCATTTTTCATTCTCCATTTTGCGTTTCGGCTGGATGTATTTCAGCCCAGCGCAGCCAGCCAATTATCTGCGTCCAGGTTTCCCAGGGAAGCACCACAAGCGTCTCCTGGTTATCGTCGCGAACGAACAGCATGTCGCTGCCGCCGCCTTGTTCGAGCGCCTTGTATAATGTTGTGAATCCCTTCTTGCGCCGTTTACATTCACCAATCATCCCGGCAATCTGCACATCTCCAGCATATTTGCCGCCCAGTGCGCCAGATAGGGGCTGTTTAAATGCGTTTACGCCCAGGCCTAGATGGGCTTTTACGACTTCAAGCTCATAGCCTGAGCCCTTGCGCTTTGATTTACTGCTCATGTTTCACTCGGTCTGATGCTTGTAAAACCCGGGCTAGGCGATCATCTGTCGGAAACAATGCCTTTTTTAACAGGTACTCACATTGCTGAGTCATGCTTCGATTGCACCGAATGGCTTCTTTTTTCAGCGCATCGAGAACAAAAACATCGATCTCGAGTGTGGTTTTTCGTACCTTTTTTCCGTGCATTTCTGGGCATCTCCAGGCTTTTGCAATTACAATCCCAGCACTATAACGTTTAATGAATGAAAAAAATACTTACAAAAGCACTTTACAACCATCAAACGTATCTCTATATATATTTTGTAAACATCAATGAAAGGAGGCCGCCTAATGGTCAAATACAACAAAGAGGCAGTTGATAAAGCAATTGAAAGAGATCCCCGGATAAAGGGTAAGGAGGCCAAGTTAATACACAGGCTTTTGAAGGGAAGGCGCAAAAAAACAACGAAGGAGGCCGCGTAATGATTATTCGTATACCAAAAGTTTTCTATGATGATTGCGTAATGTGCGAGACATTAGTTCCGCCAATCATTAGGGAGACGAAAGCACACTACTTCATCGACACCAGCAAGGCTGCTAATGAGTATTATTGTGAGGGGGAAACCGCCGAGGAAACGATGGGAGATTTCATTTCTCGCGCCCATTATTACTCAGAAAATTTTGGGTTTTGTGAAGGGACTAAAATAAGAATCTGCCCAAGCGCACGGGCAACTTTAGCGGCAATCGAAAAAGCGGGGGCCGCGTAATGAACATTAACAAAATGATCCGAAGCATTTCTAATATTGCCGTAGCGAAGGGGCTGGTCGATAGCGACTGGCCCGGCAAGCTTAAAGTGAAGTTGCGGAATGGCCGTGGTATCCCTTGCGGCGGCAAGCGCGGTGGCTATCCGTTCATCAGTATCCCGTTGGGTATCGGCTGGGACACAACGCCGGATGATGTCACCGCTAAAGCTGTTAAGTCCTGGGAGCAAAGCCGGCCTTGCCCAAGGCGAACTCGGGCTTTGCAGCGGCTCAAGAACGCCGACGCGGGGCTTGCAACCTGGGAAGAATATGCAAGCATCAACGATGACCCCGAGATTGGCAGACTGCTAGGCGATCCTAGCGACACGCGGGCACCGATGGCGGCATTGCTTTGCCACGAAATTGCTCACGCCATTGATTTCACCGCCGGCGCGGTATCGATTGCCGGCATAGAGTATGGCACCGGCGACCGCGTTCACGGTAAGAGGTGGCAGGCTATATATAGAGTGCTGCGGAATGCCTACGTTGCGTCGGGCGCATACAAGCCAGTGGCAAAGATTGTGCCGCTACCTAGCAAAAAGACACGCGCACCATTAGAGTTAATCGGTTTGCCGCTCTTTGCAGCGGCAGCCTAAAGGGGGAATTATGGCTAAAGAAAAAATTAAAGATTGCCTACTTGAAAGGATAACTGGAATAGACGGCAAGGTTTCTTGGGTGGTGTTAAGCGCATTTGACGGATACGGAAACGCTGCGCCTGACGGTGGCACTGTAATTGAAATTTGTGACAGTCGAGAAGACGCAATTGATCTTATTCACCGGGAAGAAACGGGGGCAAGCGAATGACACCACATAGCGGGAAATTCGTTGCCTACTACCGCGTGAGTACGCAGCGCCAGGGGCAATCAGGCCTTGGCCTCGAGGCGCAACAGGAAACCGTGAGGCAGCATTTAAACGGCGGCGATTGGGAGCTAATCGGTGAGTTCACGGAAATAGAGTCTGGCCGAAAAGTTATGCGCGACCGGCCCGAACTTCAAAAGGCAATCGAGGTGTGCCAGGCCGAGGGGGCCACCCTGGTCGCGGCGAAGGTTGACCGGATCACCCGTAACCTGGGTTTCCTGACGCGAATATTAGACAGCAATGTCGACATTATTTTCTGTGACATTCCGCAGATGTCCAACCCGGCCCAGAATAAATTTATTCTACAGCTGATGGCGAATGTTGCCGAGTATGAGGCCAACATTATCGGGGCACGGACAAAAGACGCGTTGGCTGCGGCGAAAGCGCGAGGCGTCAAGCTGGGCGCCCGGGATCCGAAAAAGATTAGCAAGCTGGCAAGCAAAGAACGCATAGCCAAGGCTGATAAATTCGCGCTTGAGGTTGGTCCGCTTATCGAGGAATTGCAAAAATATGGGTGCGAAACCCTACAGCAAATTGCCAAAGGCCTGATGGCCCGAGGCCAGAAGACGGCGAGGAAAAACACTGAGTGGCACCCGTCGAACGTCAAAAACGTGATTACCAGGTACGAAAAATTGATAGGAAGGAAAATCAAATGAGTGACAAGATTACTGATGGAGTGATGAGTGAGCTGTTAAAAAAGAAGGCCGGGGTGGAAGCCCGCGAAGCTTTGCTTAACAGCGTGGAAATGCCAAACAAATATGCGGATATTGACAACGATCATCTGGCGGAAATCTTTGCTATTGTTAAAAAGCTGAGATGGAAGATGCACCATGCAACCACAAGCTATAATTTGTCGGTCGCACAACGCCGGAGACATGCACCAGTTAATAAATTTATGAGTTTCGCGGGCCGGAATACAAAATTTCTTACGATCAGCCGCGTTATATTGATGATGTATTGCGAAGATGAAGAAATCACCGCTGGCTCGGTTTTGCAACAAGCAGAAAAATTTGAAATCAGCCAAAGAACATTGAATCGGTATTTTGTTGACGCCGTGGGAGAAGGTGTTTTTACCAAGACGAAAAAAGGCGTTTATGAATACACACAGGCAGCCCTGCATCATCAGCTCGAAAATCTGCATCGTTTGCTATTAAACGAACAAACCTACCAGCTCTATTTGATGCTGCACTCCTTTTATAGCTTACTCGACACGGCGCTTCTCCAAAAAGACGACGAAAAATTTCGCCGCGCCAAACCAAGCCGGTTACATACGATGCTCCAGCTGGTCGACGATGATCACAAAAAAAAATAAAGCTAGCGCCACCGTGGCACAACCAAAGCGTCACGGTGGCGCAACCAAAGTGCCACGGTGGCACAAAAAACATACTATGAATGCACTGACGAAACGGCTAACCGATTGAGAACTAACAACACACATTTTCAACTATTGTGCCACGGTGGCGCAACCAAGGTGCCACGGTGGCGCAACCAAAGTGCCAACGTGACGCTTCACAAATGCAATTTTTATATTAACTTAGCAAGCATGAAAGCAAACATCACACCGCGAGGCCTATCCAGAACAGACGCCGCTTTATATTTAGGCGTCAGCCCAAGCACATTTGACCGCCTGGTTAGTCTGCGTCAAATGCCTCAGCCTCGGCAAGCCAGCCGCAACCGCGTGGTTTGGGATCGGTCCGAGATCGATGATTGCTTTGATCGCTTGCCCAAACGAGGAGAGCCAGCGGGTAATCCCTGGCACACCATATGAAGGTAGAGCTAAAATATTTAAATCAGTACAAAGACCGGCGCGGCAATCTCAAAATTTATTATCGCAGAAACCGCAAGCTGAAGGGTATCGAGTTGACCGCGCGGCCAGTGAACAGCCCCGAGTTTATGATGCAGTATGCTGCCGCTCAAATGAAACAAGAAGCGGAACTAAGCGCGGAGACGGGTATTGTTTTGGAGCGAAGCCTAAACTGGTTGTATGCAAAATATAAGCAATCAGATAGGTGGTCAGCATTTGCCCCGGTCACAAAAACAAACAAGCAAAAACGCTTTGAGCAGTACCTCGATAGCGTAGGACATTTGAACATTGACCAGCTTGATGCAATTGGCGTCGAAAGAATCAGAGATAAAAAACGCAACCTACCATCAGCAGCCAATAACCGGCTGAAGGATTTACATGCTTTATTCAATTGGGCGGTTCAGCAAAAAATTATAAGACATAACCCATGCGCGGGCGTTTCTAAAATGCCAATCAAAACAAAACCAGATGGCAGCACTGGGCATAGAACCTGGTCGGAAACTGAGCGGCAACAGTTTTTAGAATTTTATCCGCTTGGCACCCGAGAGTATTTGGCAATGATGTTATTGATTTGTACAGGCGCAAGACGCAGCGATGTTATTTATTTAGGTCCGAGAAATGTAGAAGATGGGCTTATCACTTTCGTTCAAAAGAAGAACCGCGATAAGGTTGACGCCGCCGGCCAGGCGCATCCTAAAACCATAATTATACCAATGCGACCTGAGTTGGCTGAAGCCATTGAGGCATACCAAGAAGCTAGCACCATTGTCGGATTAACCTGGCTAGCTACCCGAAGTGGCAAGCCGTTTGAAAGCCCAGATAGTTTTGGGAATTGGTTTAGAAAGATTTGCAGAGCGGCAAATATGCCGGCAGGGCTATCTCCTCACGGAGTGCGTAAGGCAGGCGCGGCAATGCTCGCAGAAAACGGCGCGACGGAAAAAGAGTTGCTAGCTATATTTGGCTGGAATGATACGGCCACCGCGCAACTTTACACAGAGATGGCAGACAACAAAAAACTTGCAATAGGAGGGCTTGCAAAACTAAAAGTGACTACAGCTAAAACAACAAAGTGACTACAGAATACTAATGCGTTGTTTTTATTAAGTAATATTAGGGTAGTGGCGACCCCGGTAGGACTGTAACAACCCAGTAAAAACAACCACTTATCTAGTTTGTAGTCACTAAAACCTCATCAGTTTTAATCATGTTTAACTATGGAGTGACTACAGATGAAACGATTTTTAACAATCCTTGCAGAGACGACAGCCTTCGCTGGCTGCATGTTTATTTTAGTTCTATATCTAATCGCATTCGGTGCCTGACATGAAAGATTATATAGGCAAAATTACCGATGACGCAAAGATGAGTTGCTCCAGATTGCCTGCACTAATGGGCAAATCAAACTGGAGCACTCCAAACGATGAACTCCGTAAATCAATCAGGGCCGGCGATGGTGAAAAGCGCAGTGACTTCGCGCCGTCAGAGCAAGCCGCCTGGGGCAACGTCCATGAGGGCGCAATCCTCAATGAAATGGTCAACAGGTTAAAGGTGCGCGATGCGGAACTCGAGATCACCGAGCCGCTGATCCATCCCACTGTGCAGCTTGAGGGCAGCCTAGATGGCCGCGCCGATGGTAACGACTTGACATTTACCACAGACATTAACAGCGGCATCTATGTGGTAGGCCAAGATCAAATCACGCTGGATGGCATGGGTGTGCTCGAAGCTAAAAGCACGAATGCTTTTGCAGAAGATGAGCCTGCCGATTATAGGGGGCCGATACAGGTGCAAGGCCTGATGGCCTGCGGCGGATATAAGTGGGCCGCTATTGGCGTATTATATCAAGGCTCGACCTTGCGAATATTTTTGTATGAGCCAGAGCCGGCAATCATCAAAAAAATTGAGGATGATGTTTGTGATTTTCAACGTCGGATCGATATGTATGGGCTAACAGGTGAGCTTGAAAATTATCCGGTGTTCAGCGAGAACGACGCGGCGGAAACATTTGCGAACCTGGAAACAGAAAAGACTATCGACCTGGATGATATCACCAGCGAACTGGTTGGGGATCTTGCCGCCGCGCAACAAGCTAAAAAGTCCGTCACTAAATTAATTGGCGAACTTCAAACCAGCATCATGCAAGCGATGGGGCCACACGAAAAGGCCTATGTGCGTGACGAGGATGGCGCGGTACGGACGCAAGTAACCTGGGGCATGTCTTCTGGGCGCAAAGAATATACCGTCGCTGCACGGCCAGCATCGCGGAGCAAATCCCTGCGGCTAAAGGAGTTTGGTGATGCAAAATAAACCAACGGCCAGGCAACAACATTATCTGGATGTCATCGATCAATATTACCAAACCAATGGCCGCAATCCTACTTGCCAAGAGCTAGCTGATGAGGTTGGCGTTGACCGACAGTCTGCATATTTAATGCTTGAGCGGCTCCGCAAAAATGGGTTTTCTCTGTGGGCACATCGCTCTGACGCAAACAGGTTTGACGTTGTGGCCTGGCTCCGGCATCACGGACACAAGGCATCACCTGAGGAAAATTTCTTTAACATTGCGGCGGATGAGATTGAGGAGTTAAGAGCGCAAACGCAGACTGGAAAGTCCTGGCTTCGGCGGCCAGAGTAAACTGTGATTTTGCCACGCGCCGGCGCAGCACCCGGATTTCTGATACATTAAAATATTGGCACAGTCGAAGATCGAGGGCGCAAAGCGCAATTATATCGCAGTCTTTTTGGCTTATCATGCGTCGGCCCTCAAGGCCTTTGCTCGTCATGAACTGATAGCTGTTTCGCTTATCGGCATGGCTGCGGCTTTTTACTTCGACGCGGTGCCAGTTCTGATTAACGTAACATATAAGGTCGAAGCCCGGTGTCCCGCCAATTGATGCTGCGACGTGTCCCCCCATACGCTCGATAGACGCCATGGTTATGAGTTCCCCCACCCGGCCCTTCTGCACTGCGCTCGATTTGCTCGGACAACTCATTGATTTGGTGGGTGTGATACAAACCACTTACTGCGCTCAAGACAGTGAACGGCAGACATCCGCCAGCGGATAAGGCCAGGATGATTACAGTCAAACATTTACTTATCGCCGAAATTCTTTGCAATTTTTTCTCCACTTCTGCCGACCACATAGCCGCCGACGCCAATCATTAATAGGTTCCAAAGTTGTTCTGGTAATGGGATGCTCAAAGGTAAGTCGCTGCCAGTCGTTAATCGAACAGCAAGCTCCGCTAAGGGCGCGACTAAAAAATTCCAGCCCACGATGGCAGTTATTGTGAGCATTAAAATTGGGCGCCAGGTCGCGGTAATTTTGTGCTCGGATTTTGCTTCCGCATTAATGACCGACGCAGCCGCCTGCTCAATCGCCGCATTGTTTTGCATCAGCGCCATGTTAAGTTCGCGCTCGATATCGGCGGCCTTATCTTTATCCTCCGGCAAAATGCGTTTCACCACATCGCCGATCAGAGGCGCTACGATTGGTAGTATTGCTCCTATCATCCTAATAGCTCCATAGTGCTGGGCGGGTAAGCCCGAAATTGTTGTCGCGAGGCACGGCGTCTATATGGATAAAGCGGCTATTCCACGGGCCGTTTTGCTTAACTCCTACGCCAGTGATCGCCGGGTTCTGAATTGCCAGCGCAAGAATCTTCATTGCCTTTGGGCCGGCACATCCGACATCAGCGGCAAGGCCCAGGTGATGAGCGCCACCATGCTTTGCGCCCTTGGCAATTTTTGCCTGAGTAATCGGGTGCTGGTCTGAGCGATAGCCGGAAGTGATTACCATTGGTTCGCCAAGCCTCTCGCGGATCTCCTCGAGCGCCTGTAGAAATTGCTCGTTCATTAGCGAAAGGCCGCTGCTGCTACACGCGAATTCCTCGAGTTTGAAGTGTTTAGACATTAATCACCTACTCTCGTATCTGAAACGGGGATATGTTTGGAATTATGGATATGTAGCTGGTGGTCAACATCCTTCCTCAATTGGCGCACATCGGATTGCAGCGTGGCCATAGCCATGTGGTCACGCCTCAAAAGCTCCGGCGCGGCCATTTTTGCCAGAACGTCCAGCCTGGTTTCTTGTGTTTCTGTAATTGTCCATAGCTTATCGGCACGGCTATCCATCTGCCGCAGCCGTATTTCAATGTCCTGTAGCTTCGCTGATATCTCTCTGATCTGTACCCTGGCGACTGCGGCGGCGCCGGCAACACTGCAGACCATTCCAAGGACCGTCATCACTAGACGGATATCGATTGAACCGTCCACCCTACACCCCGAAATTCATACCGTCAGCTGTCACCAGTACACACAACAAATCCGCATGTGTGACCGCAACAACAAACGCGGCACCGGCCCGGAAAATGTAAACGTCGGCCTCAAATCCTATTGTGTTTACAAATGTTGAAGTCACCACAAGCTCGAAATCATTCTCTTTAAGGTTGTTCAGCGCATCACGGGGTTCGTAGCAGGGGCCGCGCAAATCATAGTATGCTTTAGGCGCTAGCGGTTCTGCCTGCGCCGTGGCGCAAATCAATATCAGCAGTATTGCGAGTGCGCGTGTCATTAGTAACCGTATTGCATTAAAGAATTTCTTCGACGGTGAGTGTCGTTTTCATAACGCCACCTAATAGCCTGCCTGTGCTGATACCGTTTGTTCTAACGTTGGCACTGCTCACTGGGCCAATCCGCAATTTAAATGTTGTGCTACCTGTCGAGCCTGACGCCATTTCATGCTCGAGAGTCATGTGGTTCATTTCATCGTCGTCGCCTGTCGACGTGCTGACCGCAGCCAGCGCATTGGCGGTAGTGTCTTGAAACAGAGCAAGTATAACGGCCATTGAGCCGTTCACGCTAAACGGGCAATGTGCCCGAATGCGGAGCCGGCTACTCGCGCTTAACCGCGTTATCGCGCAGGTTAAAATTTCATCACCCTCGGTTCGTTGAGGAATGGTATCGTCAGCAACCATAAGTGTGGTAGCTAATTTTCTGGTCGTGTCTTCCGCGTATGCACGGGTGGTTATACCGGCACCAAGCTTCACAGCCGTCACGGAAGCCGACCCAAGCTTATCAGCCGTGACCGCAGCGTTATTTATCTTGACAGTCGTCACCGCGTTTGACGCTATTTTATCCGCCGTCACATTCGCGTTCAAAATATTGACTGTTTTAACTTCGTTGTCGCCAATAACACTAGAACTTACTTTAGTCGTTGCCATTTTTTGCTCCTACGCCGCTGGTCCCCATTGCACGGAATTGATGTCGTCGTTCGCTTGATACAGGCAGACATGCAGCCTAAAGGTTGCGCTACTATTTGTTCCTGAAAATGTTTGAATCACCCCGAAATTTCCATCACCGCCGTCGTCATACTCAAGAGTCCAGACCTCGCCTGCCCGACGAATCCTCATAACATCGTTCACGTCAGGCATATCCACCGTTCCGTCTAGCGTGCCGCCGCTATACACAAGCAAATTAGTGCTGCTTGTCGCCTGCCACCAAAAAGCATTGTTCGTTCCCATCGAGCCCATGTTGCCATTTAGGGCGGAGCCGGACCACGATGCTGTAGGTTCAGCATTATTAAAGACACCACATGCAGCTTGGCTGTCGGGAATGTCGACCTTCCAGGTGAGATCAAAGGCCATGTCTCCTGAAAAAGTGTCGTCGGAACGAATGCCGAAATTTTGTGTTTGGCTGCTTTCGATATGGCTCCCATTGAAATCGTAGTGAGATAAGGTTCCCGACCACTCGCTTTCCGCCGACTGAGTAAATGTGTAGCCGCCCGCACTACTGGGACCCGCACCAAATCCAATAAGGTTTGTGGCCTGAAACACTACACCTTACTCCTTAACAAAACGCGAAACTCGTCGTGTGTAGTGGCACTCAAACCCTCAAGTTTCCGCACTCGGTTTTCTTGATCAAACATGATTTTATATTGAACGCTGTCAGTGCGAGGTATTTGTAAATCCTTGCGGTCATCGATTTCCTTATCGCTTAACTTCGCAACCGTCCATTTGCGTGTGATTTTTTCAGCCGTCACAACATCTTTCGGGCCTTCAAGCACCTCGGTTTTAATGTTGTAGCTAGGCTTTTCAACCGTAACCGGCAGCCATTCCCAATCCTTGGCAGTGTTAGCAGGCGGCGGCTTCCCACCGCGAAACTCAGCCTCGTCTTTTTCTTCTATAATATCTCCAGTCGAGGAGGTAATCCTTGCGTATTTTGTCATGTTAGGTATCAATCCCCGTGTTTACTGTGTAGTGAATCCTGATGCCGTGGAGACGAGCGGCCTCTGCCAAAGTGTCAGCAGACACATCGCGCATAATTTCAAACATCACATAGTTTTCAGCCGCTGGTGAGCTGCCAACGGTTAAAGACACCTCCGCTGAAATCATCAGATCATCGGCGGTTGTGGAGTTTGTATCGGCTGTTGCTACGGTGGGAGCAGGGAAAGCGGTTGTGAGCGCTTCGTCGTCTGCCAGTGATATTGCGGCTGCACCCCAGGCCACCGTGTTCGCGTTGGTGCCGGTAGCGCTCCACACGAACTGCAAGACTAAATTTCCTGCATCCCACGACTTAGGCATTTGAATACCAAAGTAGCAATACAAATCGCTGCCGTCGGCGAAATCCATCGTCCGTGCGGCAAAAAGGCTTGTGCCTATCTCCACCGCGTTGCTGACGGCGGGTGCCGTTGACACGGCAGGCTCCATAGCTCCCGCTGGCACCCAAATCGTTTGCTGCCCGATTACGCCGCCCTTGGTCCCAAGAAGGTTGCCCGTGCTACTTGAAAAAGCACTTAGAGCTACGGGGTCGCCAGATCCGTCTCCGACAATGATATGCCCATCCCCAAGGGCCGACATGGCCGAGATGGCCCCTGTGCCGGAGCCTAATAATACCCCGCCGTCCGTCAAACTCGTCGCCCCGGTCCCGCCTTGCGCTACCGACAATGCAGTGGTCAACCCGGAAAGGCTGGTGATGTCGGAGTTTGCGCCTTTCGTCGCCTTTAAATCAGCGTATGCCTTAATGCTGCTCTGCGTGGCCAGTTTGGTTGAGCTATTGCTGGCCATGTTGCTTTCATTCAGAACGTCGCTGACATTAGCCGTGGTCGGAAAGTCTATATTCTTTCCATTCATGTCGAGGTCGCCACCGAGTTGAGGTGTCGTGTCCGCCACTACGCTAGCCAATCCGCTTCCCGTGTCGCCGGTTCTGACAAATAGCACCGACATTGCATTTCCATCGGTAAAGGATCCACCGCTGGCCTGGTGCGCGACCGGGATTTTACTATATGTCGAAGCTGAAATAACGCTGCCATTCACGGCAAAGATGGCGTAGTTGCTGGGATCAGCAATCTCAACCAGGTGTATAGAGCCGCGATACGATGTGGTGCTGCTATCATCGAACGTATCGATAAATGTATTTAAATTGACACCGTTAGCATCGAGGTCATCTAGGTACAGCACCGACGCGCTAGCCACTGTACTATTATTAAGGAATACCTTGCCGGCTCCTTGATCGGTGTCTGTCGTCGTACTCTCAAAATTATACTCAACACCGCCTTGGCCCCGTGGACCCTGCGGGCCGGCTGGGCCCTGACTGCCCGTCGCACCTTGTGGCCCGGCCTCTGCCAGAGCCGCACCGTGGACGACTTCAATATTGTTAGTGCCTGACGGCGGTGCTGTGCTGAAAGCTAGGGTTGTATTGCTCACGGTAAAGGTTGAGTGCGCCTGATGAACGCCATCAAAAAATACCTGGCAATTTTCTTCGCGACCAGGCGCAACAGATAATGTGAAACTTGTGGTGGATCCGTTTCCTGAGAATACATCCACTGTGCGTTGCAGACTTGCAGCCACCGTCGCCAGGCCGCTGACAGATGTAACGGTCGGATCGCCTGATGAGTTAAATGATAAGAGGTTATCTGCACGATCTGCCTTTGCCGGCAATTCCATGTTAATCGATGTTGGATCAGTCACTGGGGCCCTGATTGCCCTGGCCGCATCCTCGCTAACCTGTTGCGCGAAAATCGTTTGACTATCTAGCTCTACGTTGAGGCTGGATGCGAGTAGGTCGCCAGCCGTCACAAAGTCCGTTGTGCGCTCAATCGTCCTTGCGCCGGTGATTGTAATGGTGTTGCTAGCAGACGCCGCGCTTCCGAGCGTAACGGAACCCGTACCGTTGCTTGAGCTTATTGTAACCTGGTACTGGCTTGAGCCAGAGCCCTCGGTTAGCCTTGTGCTGTCCTTAAAAACCGCAATATCGGTGGTAGTTAAAATTGGAAAGCTGAAGGCATACGGCCCGGTACCCGCGCTGCCATCATACACAACGCGGCGATCCACCGCTGTTATACTATAGTCTGCCATTTATCAATACTCCGGTCTGGTATTTATAATTCAAAATGAAAAAAAAGGCCATGTAATATCATTTCACTGTCCGAGCGCTGCGCCGAAATCTGGGAAGCGATCAGGTGACATATTACCGGAACGCCACCACAATCGCTGCCCTGTGTTTTTATATAGCCTCCGCTCCTTGCGCCTAAATTCTCTGTAGGAGCGCGGATCTGCAGCAATTTTGAGTTGATCTACTACCAGGCGATCAAAGGCTGCTCTCGAGAACCACATATTTTGGCCCGGTAAATTACGAACCACAAAATCTATTAGCTCTCGATTAAAGTTAGTTGACTCATCAGACGCAGCTTGCAGCGCGTTGCCAACTGTTAAATTTCGGAACATATCAAGGCTGCCAACTGACGGCCCTAGAAAAGTGGTTGCTAGCCCACCTCCATAACGGTTGACATTTCCAAACATAAAATCACCCACAATGCTAAGACCGCCGCCGGTTAGCATAGCCCTAGCCCAAAATTCTTTGGTGGTCATGTCTTCGGGATCCCGATTAGAGGCAATTTGCCTGGCTTGATAACCCAGAGCGCCTGCAATTGTGGCCGTTATTAAAAAGTCTGCTGTCCATCTCGCTTTGTTTGCCCAACCCTCTACGCTCATGTAGCGGAGTAAATTTCCCTGCATGATACTCACGGGAAAACTTTTAAATTGTGCTGCACTGTTAATCATTTCACCCGAAAAAGTTCCGCGTTTTGCATTACCCTTCAGCGTGCTTTGCGACCTAATAGTGGCTTGCGGTATGCCCCGGTTCGTTTCGTTGTGAATTAATGTTTGCAGTGCAACGCTAATTTCCCTGCCTAAACCCGGTGCTAGATCATCTCTAGCTTCAATATTTAAAGGCCGCACAAAATCAACGCCTTTATAAACTTCCATTTCGGTTTTGCGGATAATGTTCCAGCGGTCTTCAGTAATTTCATACTTTTTTAAAGTGTCTCGAGTGTGCGCCGGAAGAGCATTATATTTTTTAGTTTTTAGATCCCCTAAATGCCCTAAAAATTCTATGCCAAATACTTGGCGGGCTCCTTGGGTCCAACTACTTAAACCAGTAGCCCGCAGCACCGAATCACTCGCAAATATTGAGAGATTTGGTCCGACTACTTCGCCAAAATATCGAGATTGCGCGTGGCTGCGGCTTATCCAGTTCTCGGCAGCTATACCAAGGCGCACACCAAACCTTGCGCGTTCTTTCTTTTTCACATCTTTTAATTGTTTAAACAGCCCAGACATAATTTTGGCAACAGGCATATCAATCATCTGTGCTGCCATTCGCATTGTGCCTAGATCAGTTGCTAAAGCTATAGGAGCGGTGGACCCTAACAGTGAGGCTGTTCCTAAATTGCGTAATCCTGATGCTGTATTGGCAAGCGTAACATTGGCAACGGTCATGGCTTCGCCTGTGAAAATATCAAGCATCGACTCAAACCTTGCGAGATCATTGCCGAGCATGTCTGTGGCGCGTGTGTTCGCATTTTTCACATTGTGCTGCCGCGCCATTTTTTCCGCCTCAATTTTAAGCGCTGAGATTGTTGTGTTTGGGTTTGGCCCTAGCACCTCGAGCATCGCAATGTCGCGGCTCATGGTTTCGATATGGCTCATCATTGTGCCGAACACATCAGGGTCGCCAAATCGCTCCTGGTAGCGCATCCAGCCCTCTGGAGTTTCAAAAACCAAAAACCTGTGATCCTGGCGGCGATTTGCCAGAGCCTTGCCTGCGCCGGTCATGCCCTCTTTCATTTTGTTAAGGCCATTTTCGGTGATGGTTCGATAAACTTCATTAAGTGCAAACTCTAGTTCCTCTGGAGTAAACTTATTGCCAGTTTGCTCGTTGATCATTTTATCTAAATCGAGATCCTCGCGGATTGCGTCTTTCCAGCCTTTGGCCCCAACCTTCGATACTAAAACAGCGTCATGGCTCTGTGGTAGGTGCCAATCTATTCGCGTAGGTATAGCCATGCCTGCCTGGTTGGCGCGTAGGCGCAAATATTCAGAGGTCTGCCTCCATTGGTCTGCAACAACTTTAGCCGCCGCATTGCCGCTGTCTTCGCCAAACACCTCCATAAGAAGGTGATGTGCGCCGGCCTTACCTTTTCGCGTAAAAATCTTTTGCCGGTTTTGGTACAAGCCCTCATCAAACATTGCCAGGGCATTGCTACGAGTTGCGTGGTAAACTCCGTATAAATTTTTAGTTATTTTTGCAGTGCCTTCGCCACCTTCTACGAGGCTTTGCATATATTTGCCTGGACGCGGAACATCCGCCAAAGTTAGCTTTTTTCCTTTAAGCATTAATGCTCGGAATGTCGGCACAAAATTGCCCATCTCTGTGCGGGCTCTATTGAACGTCTTGACGCGCAGCATGTTTAGATGGCGTCGTCGAGCGGCCTGGTGCTTCAATTGATCAAAAGTCTTTGTGGCTGCAGCAGCTTCATCGCCGGCGCTGCGGGCGAGGAAATCATCAAATAGATCTTCTGCCTCTTTGCCTCGCGCTTCAGTAATTGCGCCTTCTTTTACACCGTTAATTATGCACTCTCGCAGGCTCATCAGACGCAATCCTTAAGTCTATTTAGCATTGATTTGTCGCTCTCAATTTCTTCAAACAAGCTGCGGGCCGTTACACGTTCGGCCTCGCCATCAACCACTCGGCCAGTTGGAACCATAGCCTCGAGCAAAGTATTTTGAGCGCGAACCATGTCCATTGCGCCGCCGCCTTCGTCAAGGAATTGTTCGCCTGACTCGACTATTTCTCTTGCAATTTTCTCATTAGTAGTAGAGGTTTCATCTATGAGATTTTTTTCACTTGAGGGCAGATTTCCCGCCGTACTACGCAATGACGGCAAGGCGTTTTCCTGGTCTAATACACGGGAATCCTGGGCCGAAATGTCTGCGCGTGAGCTTTTAGCAGATACGCGCACACCAGAGCTTACCGCATCCGAATTTGAAACGCGCCTTGTGGTAGCGGGCATTGAGCCTAGTACGCTGTCGGCAATTTCTGAAAACTCCGAACCCATTTGAGCGCGGGCAGCGGTATATAGTTGCGCTTGTTCTCGATTTGCTGCCTCAATAAGCTCATCACCGCTTAAACGCTCAAGCCGCGCCCGCATTTCTGGATCCGGCAATTCTGCAATTATGGCGGCTGTGTCAAGATCGCCGCGCTCAATTTTATAAAGGCCATGCCCACCTTGCATTGTGCTTGCGTCATACAGATTGCGTTCAATAATTTTTACTTCGCCAACAGTGCCGTCTTTATCGATCACCATTAATTTTTTGTCGAAATATGAAGTCGTGCCGGCTGCTTGATATCCCTCATCAACAACGTGATATTTTTTTGCAAGTGACTTAATAAACGCGTCGGCTTCGTCTGGCGTTGATACCGCAATCGTTGCCCGTGATGCGTCGGAAATGCGATTTAATTCACCGACGTATTTATCATTAATCTTTGCCTCAACTCGATCTCGCGTTTTAAGCGGCCCCGCGAAATAATCAACCTTATGTTCGCCAGCGGCTTTCTGCACCGCTGCATTTAGCTCGACGTTGAATGCTTCATTGCGGGCCATGATATCGTCGATAGACGCATACGCCTGGCGCGAATGAAGTATGCTAGCAAGGTTTTCAAGCTCCGCCTCGCTTAGATCTTGTGCTAGCACTAAGCGCTTTTTCTTCGCGCCTGGTCCCATCTCTACAATCTTTTGCGCGTTCTTTTGCGCGATCTCTGCTGCAACCTCTCGATTTGTGTCAGCGCTTAACTGCGCCGTGATGCTTTCTACAAACTCATTCTCTAAGCGGTCTAAAGCTGCATCGGCCTTTGGCCCAATAGGGGTAGCAAAGGCGTCTATTTGTTCCGCTGCTGGCCCTGCTGCCAACTGATCATTTTGCGCTGGAGGCTCGAAAGTGCGGATTGGTGGCTCAGCTGATACCCTAGAGAAATCGCCGCGTTCAATTCCTCCTCTGACAAATTCAGCGAAGTCCCGAGCGGCGGGCGCTGCTTTTCCGGTTTCTTTAAATCGTTTAGCCGCTGCGCTGAGAGCGCTCGAGATAGCTCCCGTTCTGCTTGAGAGCGTCTGTATGATCTGTTTCGCCTGGCCATTGGTTTCTGCCCTTTGCTTGTTGCTTTCGGTTTCGAGTTTGTTGCCACCCTCGGCAATGGTCTTTTCGTTCCGCACAAGGTTTGCAAACGTGTTTTGATCGCGCTGCAAAATTTTCAATGCCTCATCAAGCACCTTGGCCCGTTCAGCAAACAAACTTTCCAACATGACCTCCTCGCCAAATAGCGAGTCTTGTGTCGTTTTTGTGAATTCTATATCTCGCGCCTGGCGTACTATGGCCTCGGCCTGAGTAATGTTTGCAGGCTCTGTCTTTGCTATGAGGCGCATGATAGCCATTTGCTTGGCGGCGTCTTTTTCTAGGCGTCCGACAATCGCGGCATAGGTAGGCTTTACAACGTCATTAACTACTAAGCCAAACGCCTCATCACTTAATTCGACTAAATCGCCCGCTACTCGCACTAGCTGCGATTGTTGTGGTAGCTCGGATATTGCAGAGGGATTGACGCGCAACACCTTTGCAGCGTCGAGATAGCTGCCTGTGCCCTGTGCTATATTGGTCATAGCCGCAATAGCCCGCGCTTGATCCGGCGAAATCCCATCAGCTTCTCGCAAAACAAAGCCATAAAGGTTTACGTCTTGGGCAGGGTCCTTTGATCGTATGCTTTTCGCTAGCCCCAACCGCTGATGCCCATCGGCAATAAACTGCCGCCCATTCATAAATTCGTAAATTGTTACAGTGCCCGCCTTGATTGGATCCCATTTTTCCACGCCAGCAAGGCGATCAGTGACACCGAACTCATCGCCGCCCTCTTTAAATTGAAACAGCTTTGCGTCAACTTCGACTTTGTCTAGGTCTATGCGCTGGAGCGTGCCGTTTAAATTATCGAAATGATGAACGCCGGTTTCTTTAACGGGCAACGAAGAAGGCGGTAAATCAACTTGATTGGTATTATTGAGGTGTGCATCAATTGCAGCGTCCATTCTTTGCTCGTGTTCTGCTACAGCGGCAATGTCTTGATCATCGCGAAATGGGTTGCTTTCCACAATATCGGCATCGCGCTCTAGTAACTGGGCTGCACCTTTAATCTCTGGGGTAAACTGTACTCCCGAGTCCTCAAGCGATTTTTGCATGTTAAACAAATCCCGAGAACTTGCCCGCCGCAAAACTTCATCAACGGCTGCCATGTCTGCGCCGTTAATAGCCTTATTTAGTTCGCGCCCAAACGCTGCGCTCGGGGCAAACCGCCGCATCCCGGCATCAGTGGCTGCACCACCTACCCGACGCACACCTCTTGCCGTTCCTTGCACTCCGACGCGCAACCCAAACGCTGCAAGCGCCGCACCGCCAACATTCTTTAACGCTGTCTCAGTTGTATATTCGAGGCCATGTTTTTCTCTAAAATATTTTATTGCCGGCTGCCGTGATCCAACGGCCATAGCCGCTGCAGCACTGTCCATCATTGCCGCTTTAACTAATGGTTTAAAACCAGGGCCCGCTCTTTTTCCTATTAGCCAAAACGCCAATTCTGCTGGAGCATATTTTAGCTGGTTAATGTCTTCAACAACGTCTCCCGAAATCTCTCCTATAAGGCCTAAAGTTGTTTGCCGGCCCACGGTGTCGAAATATTGCGCCTCGGCCTCACGCATCATTTTAGGTATATTTTCGGTAATCTCTTCCCAAGTAAGCATATTCGGATCTTCTTTACCCAATTCTATTACCGTATCTTGCAGGGCTTGATACTCGTAATTTTCGTTTGAAACGTAAAAAACGCCATCTTCACCCCTTTCAAATTTCGGCTCTTTATTTACGCCCCTCCGCACCTTTTTGCCGGTACGCTCTTCATAGGCTTTTACGAATGGGTTTATTTGCCTGGTCAATATTTCTAAAACCATGCCCGGCCCCCCGGCCAGCGCCGTGCGCTCACGGGCTACTCTATAATTTTTGAGAAAGCCGGTTTCTGGGCCAGTGATAGGCCTAAAATCAGTTCTTACAAGGTCGCCCTCGGCTGGCGCTAAAATTGTCATCGGAGGTCAAGAACGTAGGGCTCGCCGAGATTATTTACTACGGAGATACCACGAACCTTTATAAAGTAGCGGCCGTCCAGATACGGCATCAAAGTAGCATCTCGGACATCTTCGATCTGCATCGGCTTCGGCCCCGTGCTTGTCTCATAAATAGGAAACACGCCCGGCAAATCATCAGGATCACCTATAGGCGCAGCCCCTGCCAAGCCAATATCTTCGGGCTGCAGATTGTCCATTCTTTCTTCTAAAGCCGCCTTGTTGCGTTTCATAGTAGACGGTAAAATTAAAACTTGCCCACCTTGCGAACTATCTGCCTCAACAAAACCGCCATACTCTACACCGTTATTTGTCGAGCCGCCGACAAGTTCGTGTTGTATATCTGTCAACATTTTGTCTGACTTAGAAATACTATTTTCTTGCGCCACTCCTCTTGCAATTGCAATTTTCATTGATGCTTCAAAAACAGCGGCAGCATCTGCGGGGCGTTTGCTAAATGCTTTGCCAAACCCTAAATCAAAATCTTGCTTTTTCTCTGCGATTTCATCAAGTCGCGCCCCTTCTTTGAATGCAAAACGACCGATTAAATATTCTCTTGTGAGGTCTACATTGCCTAAAACGGTTACATTTGATAGTTCGCGTGAATCTGGCCCAATGTCTAAATGTTTAAAAACATTGCTGGCTTGTTGAGGGCCAACCGCCGTCGCAATGTTTTGCAATACTTGGGTTTGGCCTTCGAGATCATTTAAATTTTGACTAGCGAATAACGGCTTGAGGCTATCCGCTAACTGCTTGCCTACATGCGTCACAGGCACACCATTGAAAAGTTGTATTTCCGCAACTTCTGCAAAATGCTCCTTTAGTGAGTCTACATCAAAAACATCTACACGCGGGGGCAATTGGCCCTTTTGCCCATACGAAAACCCTAAAGGATCTTTAAGGATTTTTTGCTCTATTGCCGTGGCGGATCGGCGCAATAATTTTTCAAGTTTTAGGTTAAATAGATCTGTAGTTTTATTTTCTAATTTATCTCTGTTCCTTATTACCTCTAACATATTGGCATAAGTATCTGTCGCTGAAAGCCCGTCCTTTGTGATGTCTTTGACAGCCGCTTGCAATGCCTGCAAGTCTTTAGCTGCTTTCACAAGCTGCCCATCGCCCAAACCTTTGGCAACATTGCTCAGTTGTTCTAAATCGCTGTCGCTAACATTACCGCCTTTCTCTAAAATGTTTTCCGCTGCCGTCAGTTCTTTTTTCAAGTTTGCGGCGGCTCTACGTTGCAAAACTCCTTCGTTATTTATTCTAACGTTGACGCTTCTAATATGTGATTGAATTTGATTTGTGGTTAATCCTTTAGCCAGGCCTGCGCCTTTACGAGCATCAGCTTTAAACTTTTTTAAATACTGCGGTAGCGTTCCTTTTTCTTGAGCGCGTTCCATGTTGTTAAACACACGGGATTTATAAAAAGAGTCACTAAGTTGTATAAGGCTCCTTTGTATTTTGACCGGATCAGTGCCAAACAATTTTAAGTTTTCGGTTAGATCTTCTCGCAGCTTCGTATGGTCTTTTTCTTTAGTTGCCGAATTGCCGGATCCTAGTCTGGCCGCTTGTTCGACGTAACTGTCAAGCAAACTCACCGCTTTGCCGTCTAATATTTTTTGCTGTTCTTTTAGATAGTCGTCGCTGCGGTCTAAAAATATGCCGCGACCTAAACCGGAAAGTCTCGCTTGTAGCTTTTCAGCTGCTAAAGGGTCTAGGTCATTTAATGAGCTACCATAGCCATCAATTACGGATTGTATTTGACTTTGCAAAACATCCGGCGGAGTCTTGTTTTTCTTTGCGTCTAAATGCAGCTTGGTAAATGTTTCCCGGGCTTCTGCCTCAATCTGCACAGAACCAACCTGGACCGCCGAAGCATACGCAGCCCTATCGAAAGTTGTTATAGGCGTACTGCCGCGCATTGATTTTAAAGTTTCTTGCGGGGCTTCGGCGCCAGCTTGAGCGCCGGCAAACTGCATTGATTCATCGTATTTGCGTAATGCAAAATTCGTGACGCGGGCCGCTGCCTCCTTGGTTTGGTTTGCCCCTCGGATTGCTTCTCGCGTTGCGGCAAAATCAATATTGGAAGGCGCAGCAATGTTGGCATTCGTAATTAGCTGCCGCTTGTATGTTGGATAAATAGCCATTTAAATTACCGCCGAAGTGGGGGTATAGCCGCCCTGGCCGGTGCTTACTGGTACGCCTGGTACGCCTGTCGTGGGTCCGGCTAACGAATTTGCGCCACCGAAACCGCTCATGCCCATCATGGCTGCGCTTTGCGCGATTTGCATGAATGCCGACGCATACGCGCTAGACTTTGCCTGTCCTGCGGCTAGTCCGTAGATAGAGGCCTGGCGCTCTGCAGACTTCTGCATAATCACCATATTATCCTCGGCGATCAGACGGTTGGTTTTTGTCGTCGAGAAGTCCTCAAAGCCTTCCTTGAGGTTGACGGTCATTAGATTGCCAGTGGATCCGGCAAACGGATTTATGGCATTTGCTGCGCCACGGGCATTGATTGTGGCTCCGGTTCGCCGCATCTGGTCAAGCACTTGCAGGCCCTTTTCCCGGTGCTGCAAAGCCTCTTGCCGGGCTTTAAGAACCTGGGACCGCCCTTGTGCGCGGGTTTGGTCAGCTTGGGCGCCGTACATGGCGGATTGAAGATGCCCGGCCCGTATTGTGCTGGCAGCGCCCGCCGCCGTGCTTCCAGCGCCAACAAGCATAAGTATGGTTGATGTCTCTAATCCACTCATTGGCCTACACTCACTTTATAATCCAGGGCCAGCAGCGTTAGATCGAGGGGCACAGTCTGGCCCACCGTTATTGCGCCCTCATCGGTAAAGCCAAGTAACGGCCCGACCTTTTTCACCCCGGTAAATTTTGATACAGAACTATCCAGCACATCCTCGCCAAACTGTCTGAACGCTACTAGCTGACCATTGACGCTCATCGCCTGGCTCTGAAATACTTCCGCGTTGACCTCGAGGATCCGTTTCTTGAAACCCTTTAAATTTCCAGACGCCAGGCGCGGCTCACAGGGCATTGTCTTGACAGTAATCTCAAAAGGAATACCGATTTCAAAATTGCTAGCCGACGCACGATCAAATGTGATCGATCCGCTAGCAACGGTTTTTTGAGATTGTACATTGCCATCAACGATTACATCGACGGCTACACCCTCGAGGTGCGTTGCTGCGCCCGTTGAGGCGACAGACGCTGAATAGACGGCACTGTCGGTGTGCAGCGTGTTGTCAAAGACCTCGACATAGTACACATCAGCGCTATTAACGGTTCGCTTGACCACCGTGTAGACTGTATCAACGTCGACACCAACGGATTGAAATTGCCCGGTCGTTGTTAGGCTGCTTGGCGCCACAACTTGCTGCGACCGCAACAAACTAAAGCATGTCATTGTGCCATCGCCGCCGTTGACGATGAATAGTCTGTCGGCTTCTTCCGTACTTGTTGCGCGGCGGATTGCCATATCAATTGGCGTTTTTAATAAATGACCACTCAGCATGGAAACAGCTGCGGTTGTGTAACTAAGTTCCGCGTCCGTAAACACCATTTCATTTAATGTCTTACCAAGGCGCTGCACATATATTGTGCCGGAATCTAGACCAACTACAGGGACGCCGGATTTTGTGCCGTTACGAGTTCCCGATTTTACCGCAAGATTTGATGGCGTGATTGGGTCAAGCGCTGATTGCGGAATGAAGAACTCGCCTGCAGTGGTGAAAATCTGCAAGTCACGACCGGCGAAAATATCAACAATTTGATTAAGGCTAGCGGTAGTGATCGACGCGATCAGCGCCTGGTCGTCTAACCCTTCGCCAAGCTCAAAATCGAAAAAGTTGTTTACTACAGAGCCCCAAAATGTTGTGGGCAATCCTTTGCTGCCCGCGAAAAACAGCCTGCCCTCGTGAAAGGTGGTGCTTACTGGGTAGCCCCGGTCGCTGCTCCAGGCGTCTTCATAGCCGAGTTCAAGCTCCCAGTTGCCATTGGTAACGGCGGTGGTATCAAACAAACCGATTTCAGCAAAACACCTAACAACGGTTGCGCTGTCAACTGCGATAATTCGCAAACGCCCAAAGCTGTCGTTTACATTGATGTATTGCCCAACGTGGCTATCGACTGTGAAGGTGCTGGTCGCATCCGGCTGGGTCGCCCAGGCAACGCTCACCGTGGCCACTTTGCTCGAGCCCACATAGTCGCTAATGATGCGCTTTTGCCCGCTGCCGGTTCCGCCGGTTATGCGTATGGTCGAGCCATTGTAAATGTCATTTGTGGCGCTTGCGCCCGAGTGAAGTGTAATTGTCGCAGACGCGCCGGCCTGCGCGGTGTTTGTTTCGCCGCTGTGGAAGATTGACGCGCTGGCTGTAACCTTGATCGTGTTCACCGCTGCGTCCGGGGTAATGTCTGCCGCCGGATTTGTTGTGTTCAGCGTGAACGCATGTTTAGGCGGATTGGTAAAACTGAGCGTTGAGATTGTCCATTTATCGTGGTCCGTTCCGCGCACAATTTTTTGCGGCGGTAGATCCTCATGCACCAGGATCATGGTGTCGGCAGACTGTGCATAACGAATTTTGCTCAACATAGCGCCGGTGATTGAAGTTGCCGCTATGAAGTCGTTTCCGGTCCCGTTGATGTTTGTAACCAAAGCCTGATTCCGAAACACATATATTCGGCCTGCCGTCAGCACAAACATATAAGAGTCGGACGCGCTGAACTCGAAAGGGATTGTACGCACACCAGACTGCGGGCTAGCGGCGCTCGGCAGCTGATACACAAACTTTAATCCGTCCCTCCGCTTCACCCCGCCTTGAGGAAGGCAGAACACATTATCAGCCGTTTCGAGGGCGTTATAATATTGCTGCAAATCAATGCGCGACCGCAGCAATGGATCTATTTCTCCGCTCGAAAAATTTGTCTGTATTCTAACGACCCGGCTCACGAAAGCCTCGTACTTATCAGGTCAAAATCTTCAATCGTTTGTGGCGGCTTTGCCCCGCCGTCAATTTGACAGCACACGCGGAACATACCACCGCGCATATTTTCGCTCGGATTGCCGCAGGCCTGCAGCTGATAATATTGTGCCTTGCTAATCTGATCAGTGACCGTTTCAGCAATGTGCCACGCCATCCAGTATTTCAAAAGCTGCACAAAGTAAGAGGGCATCACGCCTTCGCTTACGTCAAATTGGTAGTCAACATGCACCTCAGTGTGATTTGTAAGCACGTTACGTTCGTAAATTTCCCAACCATCAGCCACAGGCCGAGAGCCTGCCGCGCTGCTGGTAAAAAGCGCAACTACACCGGACCCGATATTGTCGGCTGGTAGCGCATATGCGTATTCCCACTCACTGGCCGGCGCGTCAGATAAACGTGCCAACTGGGTTTTTTTCTGCGAAAAGCCCCAGGGGTACATAACTGTTAATGTGGATTTAATGTCGTCGTAGAGCCGGTCGCAAATCTGTGCTGCGTCCGAACCTTCTGAAAATGAAGAGAGGGGGCTTGCCCCCAGCATGATTAGTGCATCGCTGCAAATGGATAGCTTGGTGTCGCCGGTCGCCATTAGCGCCCCCAAAAAAAGAGTGCGGGGAGCCCGAAAGCCCCCCGCGAAAATGCTAGTCGGAGTCGCTTACCGCCCCGATGGTTGTGCCGTCAGACACATCGACAACGCCAGAAGCGTTACTGACAACAATGTGCATCGTAACTGTTCTGGTTCCGCCGGTAGCGCCGTGTACGATTATCATGTCTCCAACGTCCACCTCGTCGGATACGTCATTGAAGTACCCCGCCGCGTCAATGGCGGTGTGAGCATCCGTGCTGGTGTAGATGAAGAGTTGAGGTAAAGAGCCACGCGTTGACTGCCCGCCGTAGCTCCCGAATCCTGATCTTGCAAAAGCCATATCTAAGCCTCTCTGCAGGTTATTTTGACAATGCCGCCGGACGAACCATCATCGATGGCAATCGCGCCCGCGCTAAACATTGAACTGACCAAGAAGGACGTTTTTTCTGGAATATAGTTCACCTCGCTCTTCTGGTTCATGCTCACGCCCATTCCTAACGCAGA